CACCCTCTGGGCGTTCAGTTGCAAATACTCCAATTGGAAATTTGCCACTACCAAATAATACTTCATTAATCTGGCCATAGGCAGCTAAAGTTTTAGACTTGGCAATCTTAACAAAGACCTGAGATTTCTCATCTCTACGTAAGTTACGTTGAGCATTAACAATCCCACGATAATCTTCATAGGCCGTTAGATGACGAGCCTCAGAGGATAGCTTAGCAGTCTTAGCTCGTTCGTAACGAGTTAAGACTACACCTATAACAGCAGGAACATTTATATCAGAGTTTTCCTGCTCTTTAATAGACTTTTTTATATCCTCTGGTTCGATGCCTTCTACACCACCAGAATATGCTACTACAGCATCCATAGGTTAGTGCTAGGTTACATTACGATAAGAGGCTTTCTTATACACCTTTGCAAGCGAATAATCTTCTGCCATACGCTTAAACTCATTATCATTCTCAGCAACACTCTTAGTGGGATAAGCCTCACTAAAATTACTGGTATAACCTTTCGCAAGAGGCTTAGTCTTAGTATTACGATGATCATAACCGGCTTTCATATCTGGATTGAATGAACCGGCAGTACGACCATCATCAATTTTAAAATTAGGCATATTAGGTATCCTTATTTAGTTTTTAATTTTATAATTTTAGTTAGTTTAATAGCCAAACTTAGCATCTACTAGTGTAGGTTGTTCTAATGTATATTTCTGTTCGTCCGGGTATAGAGTGTAAGATGGACGATTATTCATACCATATCTAAATGAATCGTATAAGTGATCCTCAATAAACTTAGTATCAACATCTTCGGCATTAGAAGAATCAAGAGGCAGAATAGGCATAATTCTAATTAGATTTCTGCAATTCCTGAAAATCTTTACTCCAACTTCATCTGTATAACTATTAACTTTTAACCTACGATGAAGTTCAATTTTACCACGAACTCTACTACCTTTACTCTTATCTGTTTTAGTCCACCTAACACCAGCTTGAATCATAGTCTCAGCGATGCTTGGTCCGCGTTGACCGCGTTCTGCCCAACTCTCAGTATCTAGTGGGCCAGTAAGTATTCCGGGGTCATTCCATTCTAGTTCAATAATCTTTTCAGCTAGTGCATCTGCATCTAAATTTTTTTGGTAAAGTTCCCTATATACAAATACTGTTCCATTGGGAGCAACTGCATACCATAAAACAGCAGAAGGGGCTACATAACCATAATCACAAGATCTATACCGTTTCCAGTGGTTAGGAATTTCAAAAGGTTCACAGGTATGGACCTTATGATCAAACTCAGGAAAGGCTGTATCTTCAGCTACATCCCAATCTCCCTCCAATAGTCGTCTTCGTTGTACTTCTGGAAGAGAGGATAACATTGCCAGATATTCTGGCGACTGCATAAGATATGGATTATCAGATAACCTAGCAGGAATAAATCGTCGTTTAAATAATGGTAGTCCGCGTAATTCTTGATCTACAATTGCAAGCTGTGGATAACGTAAAATATCTCCAGTCTCAATATCCGTTGCCCAGAAAGATTCATTATACGGAGCAGGATGAATAAACATCTTCTTAACCCACCAACCACCAATACCACCGGGGTTAGTTGTTGCTCTCATATACGTCTGGATAGTTTTATCTGTAGTACGAAGACGAGAACGTAGATAATCCCAAACATAGGGTGTAGCATAGTGGGTTAACTCATCAACACCAATCCAAGTAAAAGCTTGTCCTTGGTAACGGTGCACATCAAGATCATTCTCCACGAAGCTCATAATAAACACAGCACCGGATGGAAAGGTCCAACGAGACTTCTGTTGGTTCCATTTTGCTCCTGGGAAAGCTTTAGGATATAAGTCATGAGACTTATCAATAAGCTCTTGAAGCTCTGGCATACTCTTACGTAATAGAATCGGTTTGTGGTTTCTATTATGAATATACCTAAGTGGATCAATCAACATAGCGTATGATTTACCACCACCGGCTGCTCCACCATAGAGCACTTCTTTTTCAGGCGCTGCTAAGAAGGATTCCTGTGCTCCTGCATTTGGTCTAAAGATAACATCTGTATCTGGGTTATCAACAATTGTTTGAGCAGTTGGTGTAGCGTCTTCAAGATCAGTAACTACATATCCAACTTTACTTTTACCAGATAACTTATCAGAGAAATCTTTAGTAGCAGTAAGTTTCTTCTTAGAGGCTGCTAATTTATCTTTAGCTTTCTTAGCAGCTTTGGCAGCTTTAACAGCATCATCTTTAGTGCGTTTAAGTACTCTTGCAGCAGAAAGCTTAGCTTTATGCTTTGAACTAAAATTATACTGTCGTTTCTTTGTCTCTTCAATTTTTTCTACCATGGATAAAGTGGAGGTGTCATAAGGACACCCCCAATTATTTAGCTTGTAATATTCTCTTCAGCCCAAGTGATACTAACTGAAAGATCAACAGTAGTTGTAGATAGCATATTCATCAGAGAGAGAACTCCTCCTGGTGGTACGATAATTGATCCATCAATTCTATCTTCTGATACACCTTGTGGCTGAGTAATAGCAGTACCCGGACCAGCAGCATTCAGAATAGTAATTGGTGAAGGACGAAGAATTCCAAGACTTCCACCAAGACCAGTCAATGCAGTACTCATTGCAAATGCTTTGGCAACTGAGCCAGACGATGCTAAAGTAGAACAATTAACAGGAGTACTACCAGTCGAAATAGATGATTCTGATGTATCTTTATACCAAGTAAATCCACCTGGAGCTACAGCTGTATCGTCAACCACAGTAGCAACAACAGTAGCATTTAGTACTACTAGATTTTTTCCAGTACCAGTGTCATTCCAAAGCCCAATAACAGGTTTAGAAGTAGCAGTTACTCCAGTAGCAACTGCATTAGCTGCTACTAGAGGTGTATTGCTGATACCGAATGTGTATACATTTCCACGAACATTCGCATCATAGTATTGTGCGAACGACTGACTTGTCCGTGAAATCGCATTTTGCATTCCTGTACTCATGATAACTCCTTATTGTTATTGTGTTGCAGGTCTAGCACCAGCAAAGTAGATGTAGTCTATTGATAGATCAGTATTAGTTTGCGCATCAACTGCGGAATCCATTCCAATAAACGGAATGAGCAATGATGTAGTAGCAACAGCTGTGGTTACGGTATTAGTCAAAACACCATTAACATAGAACCTAGCATCACCATCTTCATCAACTTCAATACGTAAAGTATAATATTTATCTGCTGTCGTAGTAACGCCGGTTGATGTTTCAGCAGCAGATGCACCAATTGTACCCGCATTTTCAGATGAAACCTGCCATACAGTATTGGCAGTAGCATCAAAATCAAACAAGAACAGTGCAACATTGGCTACGGTTAGGCCACCGTCTGCAACTACACCACTATTGGCAAGATGCAGTAGGTTTTCTGAACTTTCTGCAAGTTTATCAGATAAACCAACATTAATAGTACACCCAGTAACATGACTAGTAGAAACGCGGGCTTCCATAACAGTAGTACCAAGACTTACCAAAGAACCCTTAGAAAGAAGAATTAAGCTAAGGACACTAGCATCATTAGTACTGTTCCCATCACCAGATCCTATAGTAATGATACCTTCTGGTACACCAGCAGTTGTTGCTGCAGCAGTAGCATCACCATCACTACCAGCAAAGGTAATCCAGGTATCAGGCACAACGCCAGTTAAAGAAATAGCTGCATTTGTGAAATCATCAAAGATTTCAAAATGAGTCTCGCGTGTTGGTTGATTCTTAGTACGGTCTGCGTACCACTTAGTGGCACTAGTAGCCGAGAATACAGCGGTTTGACGCGGGCTAAGATAATAGGCCGTGTCTTCGGACAGGTCATTAATATTATCATTTCCGCCACTGACAGGATAAACCAACAGAGCGTAATTTGTATTATCATTTATAATAGTGTACGGTCCTGCATTAGTCGCAGCAGCCGGTAATGCTACACCAGCAGCACCAGTGGCACCTGTAACAATATTATTAAAAGCCGTAATAACAGTAGCATCAGAAGCTGCTGTACCAGCAGCAGCTACAACATTAGTAGCATTTCGATCAAGTCCCGCAGAATCTACTCTAAGCACGTAGGCTTCATGCGGGTCAGTAGTAATACTCGCCATAATTTATCTCCTTAATTTACTTTATTAAATTTATATAACATTATTTTTGAAGCCTAATAAATTTAGTAGCTCCTATCTAGTATTTTTTTTATACCTCTAGGAGTAAGTTTTCGCCCAGTATTAGCTTCGACATAACGAGATGCCTCACGTAAACTGAGAGTTCTACCTTTTTCCCGTAATTCTTGTAGTACTTTCTGATCCTGATCATTCTCAATAATTAAATGATCGTTTTCTGGATGCAGAACATATCCAAAAGGCACAGTTGAGGAAGTTCTATTCCTCGTCTTTATTGTCATTTGTATTTATTTTACTTGGTATAATAACTAAACCACTCGAACTATCGACTGTTACATTCAGCCGATCCTTCTTTACTAATCCTATACGATCCAAAATATCTTTGGCATTAGTAGTATGGACCTTCTCATGCATATCAGTTCCTTCGGAACTTAATCCATCAGTAAGAATTTTAGCAGCTTTTCCAGCATGGAGTACTAACTGTTGCTCAACACAATCTAGAAGATATTCCTTATAATTTCTTATAAGTTCATATCCATATCTATATGTATAATTTGCCTCTACAGTTGCATCCCGTACAGACGTACCTGCTGCAACAAGATCAAAGAATAATTTTTGTTGATCATTTTCTGGTGTCTTCATTATTTCTTCTTCTTTTTAGCCATTCCAGCAGTACTAGTTCTTTTAAAGCTACGATTAGCAAATTTACTTTGTGGCTTTACATTAGATCGCTTATTATCCGTAGATCTATTATTCTTATGCGCTACATCTTTTCCATCGCCCTTTGCAACGGCTCCTTCTTTCATAAGAGCAGAGCGCGCTGCATTCCTACTAGTCCTATTTTTAATCTGTTTTGGTTTCCCTTGGTAATTATCATACTCTGTACGATAATTTCGTCCAGTAGACTTATTACGCATACGCTTACCAGTAGTAGGATGGCGAGGCATAGTAGGCATAATTATCGCTGTGCTGGGGCAGTCGTCGAAGGTTTATCAGATGCTAATTCAGTTTTATATATATTTCCTTGCCATGAAAAGGTTGATTTTCCAGATTTTCTGGCGGCATCAAATGCTTCACGGAAACTTTGTGTATTAGCCTGTCCTTGCGATCTAGCACTAGCACCAACATCACCAGCATAACCTGGACCCGTTGCAGTAATTGGCGCTCTCTGCGGGGCAGCAGGAGCAATACCTTGTTGCACAGGATTAATAGCAGGACCAGTAGGTGCCGTGGGCATAGGCATAGAACTTGGAGCACTAACTGGAGGCTGCGCAGCTTGCATTGGTGGACCAGCAGGTGGCTGTGGCCGAGGGCCTGCACCCGCAGCACTCATAAGATTACTCATCTGGGGAGGAGGAGGAGAGGGAGGAGGAAGTGGTGGCTGTGCTAATGGGCGTATAGGACTAGGAGCACGCATACTCCTGCCACCTAGGGCTTCTGGAGAGTATGGATTGCGGCTAGCATTTAATCTAATATTCTCTTCAGACTGTCCCTGTGGCAAGGCGTTATCCAGTGCTTCAATACCATCTATCAATTTACCTTCCTGAGAAGGTGTAATATTTTTAGCCTTTTTATCACCAGATGGCATAAAGGGACTTACAGCACCCATTAAATCGTGGACAACACGAAAAGCCCTGGTTTCAGATCCAAGGTTCTCAACAAGACTAGGAAATTCTGTAAATGCCCGTTGTAAAGCATTCATACCGGCTTTAGACGCCATAGATATAGAATTATTACTGGTAGGTATATCTGCTAGGGCATTTAAGAGTTGTGGAGCTACTGGAGCTTCCGAAAGATTAGCCATTAAAACTCCTAAATTTTCTATTGTGGGATTTAATCATTTATTAAAGAAAGCAATAGCAAGATAGCCGTAACTATAAAGAATGCTAACGCAATATAAAAGCTACTTCCGGTAATGGAGTCAGTAATCAGATTATAGATAATATTCTGTTACCTGGACTAACTTTTGTCACCTGGACTCGTCATTACCGGAAGTAAACTTATTTTATACCTACAGTTCGGCGCAGGCGTAACAGTTAATTTCCATACCAATAGAAATTTCTGCGATATTAGGCATTTTCCAAGCCATAATATTTCTCCTATTTAAAGGTTAATAACAATAGTTATTATAAAATTACACTATTCGTATGCTCAAATTAATTTTAATTGGTGTAGCACCTTGAATGTAGCGTATAATATGTATTATACAGTGTTTAAAGTATCTTGTCAAGTAAAAAATGCATACGTGGCGATATTATTTTTAATATTTTTATTATTAGCTCTGTAACCCTTGCTCCTCCTTAGTTACAACTTCTTCAGCTAAATCTTCAATAGGGGCTTTCGTGGCAGCAGTATCAGGTGTATTATCACCTTTCAACTGCTTTATGGACATTCCAGTTAAAGCTTGGGTATATGCCATGCCCATAAGAAAGGAGTTTCCAAGCTGATTTGCAACAACATTGGCATTATCTTCCCTATCTAATGTTACACTAAAGTTAGCGTTAAGAGGGGTTACAATCTTATATTTACAAACATAGGCGTCACCTTCACCCTCTTCAACTTTCTCAATATTAAATATTTCCATTAAATTAAAATCCAATCTTCTGTTAATAAATCTGTTTGAGAGGGTGTCCAAGGAACATACTTACCCTCAGTAGTCATCATAACAATAAAATCTTTAAATCCTCTGTAGTGGTTATTGCCATGATTATATAAAATAATCCATATATGTCGATTATTCCATCCTCGTCTAGATACTTTCTTACCTTCTTTTATATACTCATATACTGTAGCAAAACTAAATACATTAGTATTCTTGGCAATAGTATGACCCGCCTCTATTTGGTCACTAGCTAATTCTCCCAATAGAGAGTGGCCCCACTGTTCTGCTTTATCTTTAAACTCGTTCTGATCACCTTCATCTATATTAGTTGTATCTACCATTATTTAACTTTCCTATTCTGTTCTCCTTCTATTTATTCGAGGCGAATGCTGAACCTGTTAGGATCGCACCGAATGCTAAATGAAATAGTCCACCGCCCATAAGAGTAAACGGACTATGTTGCCCTGTTAGTTTCTTCATCAATTCCAGTTGGACTAGTACTTCATCGGTGCTATTAATTATGTCCATGAACAGTGAAATATCTGGTCTATTAATACCATACCATATTGGCACGAACATAAAATCATAGAAACAAATAAGCAGGTAAATACTTAATGCCATCCAGCGCCATGTCATGGTCGCCTTTTGTGCTGATGTTAAGTCCCCCTCTTTCATATTATACGAACATATTTGTATTCATAATTACTTTTCGACGAATTCGTCTGATTTGTAGCCTTGCAGAAACAGCAATGCGGTGAGGTCGCCGTGATTGATGGTCACGTCAGCCGCATCCCGCACCACGGGCTTTGGCCGAATC